CGCAGACAACCTATGGCAACTAAACTAGAAAAGTTAGGCTCAGAAGAGAAAGTATCTCTTCTTGAAAGAGGTGCTCTATCAATGGGTGACTTTTTTACAAGCAAAGGTTTACCATTAGATATCAGCGCTCTTCGTATTAAAGACAACATTCTTACTTTCTTTAATCCAATTAAGACACTTAGCAAAGATCCACAAACAAAATTTATAGATGTAACTCGTCCCTTCCAAATTGTTCGTTCTAAACAAGTACAGAAAGATCTTGCTGATCTCATCGTAGCAGACACAATGAATGCTAATCAAGCTATCTCATTAACAGATTTTCGTGGTACTAGTCTAGCAGGTAAACGTGGGGTTCGTGCTAGAGCTAACAACGAGTTCGATCCTCGCAATCAAACTTTTGATCCTTTTACAGGAGAGGTACGTTCTACTTTAAGCTATGATCCTGACTTTACTCTTCTACGTGAACGTATTGACTATATGAAAGAATCTAAATTACTTGATCGTAATCAAAAGCAGTTCATCGAAGACTTTACTAATAGCCTTGAGGATCGTATTTCTACTAACCAACAAACAGTAGTAGTTGAAAATCTTCGTGTGCTATTTGAACGTTATCAGAAAAATCCCCAACCTTGGGAAGATTTCTCTGCTGCACTACGCTCTGAGATGAACTTCTCAACGATAAACGTTTCTAGGCTATTGGATCGTCGATCTCGTGCTAGAGCAGAATTGTTCCTTGGTTTTAAAGGTGATCCTAATGAACCTGCAGTAATGATTCAAGGTCAGATCATCCCTATTGCTAAATTACATGCTGAAAAGCTTATTTATGAACGTTATGCTCAAGACTGGGCTTCAACGGAAGGCATCAAGTTAGCTCGTAGTATTTACTATCGCGGTAAAGCACCTTGGACTTCTTACTTCTTTGGTCCTAACCAGAAACCAGATGGACTATATGAACAACTAAAAGAGAGTTTTATTAAACGAACTATTCGTAATACTTTCTATAAAGACGACCCTATTGGCTTTTATACTCGTTATGGTAAGACACCAGATAAATGGCTAAAGATTGTAACTAAGTATCTGAAGAAGAAGGTTTTGTTGATTTCATTACAAGAACAATTCGAGAAGAATATCGCTCTATTGTAGATCTTGAGTTTCTTTATAAGTTACGCAGAAGCCTTACTTTAGAAAAATTGTTTATTCAGAAAGTAACAGAGCCTATCGAAGGTGAGGTTACAAGGTCTATGAGTAGACTAATGGCTGTTGTAGCAGAAGGTACTACTACTGATTACGATACTCTTGCTATTAACCTTGGTAAAGAGTTAAAAGCTACTTGGAATCCTTTCTACCCTATCTTTGGTTCTTCTTTAGAAGATTATCATGAACAAGGGTCTAAGATTCTTGAGTTGTTTAGAGAACAAGGCTTGCTTCGCTTGAATGCTCGTGGTGTTACTCGTAGAGCTGTTACGGATCTTGACACAGGACGTCCTTCAGGTTTTTGGAAAGACACTGTTTCTAGAGAAGTACAGATTCTTGATCCTACTATGCTAAAGTTGCAAGATTACAATCGTAGAATTGAATTGAGTAACCGACTAGGTGTAGATCGTCCTGAGAACAAATACTTTGTAGTACCCGGTAAAAAGACTTATGTAGATGCTAGAGGACGTGATACAGGTGTTCCTGTTGTTACCCGTTCTGCTTTTTCTAAGTTTGATGAAAAACAAATCGACGGTGACTTTGCGGATATGTTGAACCATACTATGAGTTTCCGTTATGAAGTAGATGATGAATTTTCAAGTTTCATGGACGACTTAGCTCGTTTCAAAGACCAGAGAGGTAATGCCGCATACTATGACTCAATTAATGGCTTTCGTGAAGAAATTATCAGACGAGGAGACCAAGGCTACGGTCTTATGGAAGCTATCCGCTACTACCGGGCCAATGGAAAGTCTTTCACCGTACATGCCCGTATTGATGGTCGCGGTCGTGTCTACTATAATGGCTATTTAACACCTACTGGTGGTGAAGTAGTACGTCCTTTCATTAACACTGCACATGCTGTTCCAATGACCCCACAAGGGCTACATCAACTACGTATTCAGATGGCTGCAGTTATTGGACCCGGTACTGAAGCACTTACTGAAGCAGGCCGTTTAACAATCTTCCAAAACAATGAAAAGTCTATCCTTGAAGTAGGTGCACTACTTAGTGCTAAGACACAACGAGATCGTCGTATTAGAGAATTTCTTGAGCATCCTTTGATCCAGTCTACAGATGCTGCAGAGGTTGCTAAGATTGCTCGTTTTAGTCTTGAGTACTATCGTGTGTATCAAGCAACAGGTGGTGACTTTAGTCCTGCTAAGCTAAGACTATACAAGTCTAAGCTGCTAGGAGAAGCTGACGCTTCCGCTAGTGGTCTACAAATGATTGCTCTTGCTACAGGCGACCGTGGTGCTGCTATTACGTCTAACGTGCTACAATCAGTTAAAAAGAATCGAATCTACGACCTTGTTGCTCAAGATACTGTTGCCGACCCTCGTTTCCAAGAACTAATGGATGAACTAGGGTTAGACCTTACTTGGGAAGACATTAACAAAGCAGCCAAATATCAAGTTATGATCTCTTTGTATGGTGCAGGTAAAGCTGGACAAGCTGCTCGAGTTGCTCTTGAGCTATCTAAAGTTCTTCGTAAACAAGACATTCTTGTTACTACCCGTGCTGAATACTTAGCTCTGGCTAAACAGATTGACGTAAAAATCAAGGAAGCCAAAACTCTTGGTGCTACAGATACTCAAGCTGACCTCTTAGCATTAAAGAAAGAAATCCTTGAAATTGCTAATAATCCTGATAAAGCGGTGTCTGACGCTCTCCTAGCAGAAGCTGCTGAGATTCATCCTGCTCTTGCTGACTTCGTTTACAAGTATAGTAACCGTAGAGGTCCCCAAGTTGGTCCCGATCATTTCAAGCGTATTGCTGCGATTATGTCTGAAAAACTCTCTGAACGTGCTCCTGTTACAGATAACTACATTGACTTTTGGAAGCGTGTAGGTCAAGACTATGCTCGTGCTACAAAGAAAGTTCGTATTCCTTGGGTCACTTTCGACGGTAAGAAACTTTATCAAGACTATCGACCTAAAGTACAACAAGAAATTCGTTTCTATGATCCACAGTCAGGACGTTATGTTCGCAACATCTACCAGATGTCCGCTGAAGACGGTAAGCTACTAGGTAAAGGTCAAGTCGGTGATGTTCGTCTAGGTCTAGGAGTTAACGGCACTCACGCTGACGACGCTAGCGTTGTTAGACAAATTCATCTGTGGGGTCGTAAAGTAGGTATTCCCACCTCAACGATCCATGACGCTGCTGCGCTAAATATTAACGAAATTGATCCACTACTTGCTGAAGTAAGGGAGATCTATAAACGTTTTGCTCAGTATCCAAAAGTGAAGAAAACACTTGATGCT